TTAAAAACAGCTTAATCGGGCAGCAACTATAAAGGACTTCGTACTCCTGTCGCGGTTGCTCCCGAAGCGGCTACTTATTTTTATAGGTTTAGTAAAACCTGTTATTATTATGGCGAATGTCAGAATTATTTTTATTGGAAGAGGATTGTCGTTTGAAAAGAACACATCTTTTTTGGAATGCGAGTTGGAAGGACGTGAAATAGCAATCACTATCAGAGACGAGAGTGAAAAACAACCAACATCATTTATTTCCTTAGACAAATCAACAGCTATAAGATTAGCTAAGAAATTGAGAACTGAAATCAGCAAAATGGGAGAGGAGGTTTACAATGGCTAAAGGACTACCTTATTTTCAATTTGAAACCAGCGAATGGGAGAATGGAAATATACAAATGTGTACAAGAGAAGAAAAAGGATTGTTTATAGATATTTGCTCAATGTATTGGTCGAGACTTGGCGATTTACCTTATAAATTAGTTCTTCAAAAGTTATGCGCTGGCGATGCGACCGCATTACGTTCGCTATGCGATAGTAACATTATCGTAGAAATTGAAGGTAATTTATCAATAAAGTTTTTAGATATTCAGCTGGAAGATAGGGGTGCTGTTAGTAAGAAAAATAGTAAAATAGCAAAAGATGCTTGGGCTAAACGCAAGCAAAATAAGGGTATTGATGCGAACGCATTACGAACGCAAAGCGAACGCATTACGAACGCAATGCCAATAGAAGAGAATAGAATAGAAAAGAATATATATAATCTTACAGAAGATGAAATATATTTAGAATCAAAAAAAAATTGGGAGGAAATTGTTAAGCCCAGCAAATGGTTAGACTGGTTGATAAAAAACAACTTTACTACAAAAGAATTTTTGATAGCACGACTAAAAGAATTTTGGGTGATTGCTAACTACTTAGAGAATCCCGATAGAAAGCAATCTAAAGATATTAAATTACATTTTGCTAACTGGCTAAAAACAAACCCACCTAAAAAGGCCGAAGTACAGTTAAGCAATAACCCAGCGCCTTGGGCTAACTTTGGTAAACACGAAGAAGTATGAGTAAATTAATAGCAGCAGAAAACATCTTTGAGCCATCAGAGGGACGCGCATTCGTAGAAGGTTTACGAAGCGGTGCGATAAAAAGAGGGCTTGGTATTGGCGACAAGGTAGCTGACCAGCATTTGGCTTATAAGCCTGAGCAACTTGTATTCATTAACGGGCATGATAACGTGGGTAAGACCGATTGGATTCTGTGGTACTTCTGTGTTCTAAGTAAAAAGTATAATTTGAAGTGGGATATATTTTCAGCCGAAAATTCAATAGGTTCATTGAAAGTTAAGATAGCGCAGTTTTTAACGGGCATCAATATTTTTAAGATACCTGAAATGCAGTTGCATAGAACGTATGATGAAATGAGCGAAATGTTTAATTTCATTCGGAACGATAGGTTATTTGATGCAAAGCAAATATTGGAAGTGAGCAGCGGCACGAAGTCAAACGGCTTACTTATTGACCCGTACAATTCACTTAAAGGCATGGGACTGGGTAACAACAAGCACGAAGAAGACTACGAGATATGCGCTTTGAAGCGTATCTTCTGCAAGCAAACACATAAAAGTCTTTACGTTAATACGCACCTGGTAACTGAGGCAGCGCGTAAGAAGTTCCCAAAAGACCACGTAAACGAAGGGCATTTGATGCCTCCCGAAAAAGCCGACACCGAAGGAGGGCAAAAGTTCGCCAATAGAGCCGATGACTTCATAAGTATTCACCGTATGACGCAACACCCGACAGCATTTAACGTAACGGAGGTGCACGTAAGGAAGGTTAAAGAAACATTAACAGGAGGTAGTGTTACACCGAGAGAAGCACCGTTATTGTTTACAATGCAAGACTATTGTAAATTCACTATTGGAGGTAATAACGTACTTGAAACAACACCAGTACAACAAACATTAACAACTTTAAACCACGCAAAAAATGACAAATTTGAAACTGAGAGCGTTCAAAAAGATGCAGACCCTTTCCCGTATTAAGATAGCAGAGGAGAGAGAAACGGATAGCCTAAACGATTTATTTAAGGAAGAGATCATGATTGATTTATCATTCGACTTGGCACTATGCGAAATGATGGCGAAAAAGTCAGCTGGAGCAAAAAAGAATAATTGGGAAAATATGGCTTTGAGAATTCAATCGTATAAAGATTACATCGATAAAATTCATTCTAAGGCAAAAAGAGAGTATCTAATAAACGATATGAAGCCAAGTGATATAATTACACTACTCGATAAAAATAAGCGATTAGAACGGCTTAATTTAAGTTTGATGAAACAGAATGAGAATTTAAAAACGCAAATTGATAACTATGTCGCAAAATTTGGATTATAACGATAAGGTGTGGGGACTGCTTATTTCAATGAATGTGGGTGATGAATTCAATATAATTGAGAAGGTTGCACCTGAGAGAAGGCAAAATTTTATTGAGATAGTAAAGAACTACATCGACCACGATTGTAGTGATTTAACTTATATTGAGTTCAACAACGAATACACGAAAATTAAAAAATATTTAAAATAATCTTGGAAAAGTTTGCACAATAGAAAAGTAGTTGTATATTTGAGAACAATTTAAAACAAACGATATGAAAACAGAAGACAAAAAATATTTCAAAGCAGTATTAAGTGCATACGAATCGCTTGAAAAAAAACAAGAAAACGGAACTATCACAATGGATGAAGAAGCGTCAATGAATAGCTTGTTTCAAAGATTGGAAATGTATTTATATGAAAACTAAAAAAGGCTGGGGAGGCGCTCGACAAGGTTCGGGTAACAAGCCTAAGTATAATGAGAAAACAACTACCATCGCTTTTCGTGTACCGATTAGCAAGGTTGATGAGGTTAAGGTATTAATCAAACAAAAACAAACACATCGTACTCGTGCGCTGGCATATTCGCCTTTAAAGATTCGACGTAATCTTTTGGAATGTGCGGATTGTCGCTAATCTTCGCTGGTATGTATGCCCATGTTGGTGGTAGTGTGTTATCCTTCCACTTATCGTATATCCTTGACTTTACCCAACCGCCCGAAGGGTTACACGTTGCTAAGATTTGAATAGGGCAGTTAGGCGAACCCGTCCAGCTTCCACTTCTCTCAATCACCTTGTTTAATGTTGCCTCTTGTAGTTCGTTAATCTCATCTAAGCCAGCGCACGAGTACGATGTGTTTGTGAATGGTAATTGGGAAGTGGATTTAACAGGCTCTTTATTTAAGCGTACGGAGTTCAATTACTTTGATGAGTTGCCAATAGGTAAAGCTGAAAGCGTGTTAGGTTATGTCGATGTTGCCGATGAAGGTAGCGATTACCTATGCGCGTTATGGGCGAGGATATACGACGGTAAGATATATATTACAGATGCAATATTCACACAAGACACAATAGATATTACTTGCCCAATGGTTGCAGCTAAGATAAAGGAGTTGAATGCAGACTATACACGAATAGAGGCAAACAATCAAGGCAGCGGTTTCATTCGCTTACTTCGTCAATCGGTGCAAGAAGATAAGGTATTAAGCATAAAGAACACAGCAAACAAGCACACGCGTATATTGATGGCTTACCACATCATAAAGAATAAGTTTGTTTACGTTCACCCCGACAAGCAAACAGATGAATACAGGGCAATGATGCAACAGATATATGAGTATAGGAAAGACGGTAAGAGCAAGCACGATGATGCACCCGATGCGATGGCTGGGCTGGCGAACTTCATACAAGCCTTACTGCCGCACATATTCGAATAAAAAAAATTGACAATTATTTTAATACTTAATTTTAAAAAAAATTATTCAAATGAGTTATGTATCTAATTTAGTGGCTCGCATGTTCGGGCTTAGCACCTTCAACGGTATGTACTCGACCTCAATATACGACCGTAAGAATCCCATTCTTATTGATACGGAAAATAAGCTACGAATTTACAACACCATTCCTCATCTTCAATCGGTGATTAACCAGCTTGCCGATATGTTTAAGAATATGGACATCAAGCTATACGATAAAAAGACTGGTGAGGAGATTAAAGAGCACGAGGTGTTAAACCTATTGAATAGACCTAACCCTTTGCGAACGCGCGAGGAGTTTCTATTTGAATACTATGTTTTTAAGTCGGTGTTTGGTAATGCTTTCATATACGAGATTAAAGGACTGCCAAGCGCGTTACCTTCGTTAATGTGGAACTTACTTCCAAGCGATGTGGAGGTTATTCCAACGGGTAAGCTATACAATCAAACGACCGTCGATGGCATCATTAAGTCTTATAAGGTATATGATCAAGGTACTTATTTTAATGTGCAGCCTTCCGACATGATATATAAGAATGAGGGAGTGGGTGGAAACCTTATAACATCGCAAAGCAAGATTGATTCATTGCAACTACCTTTATCAAATATAATAGGTGCATTAAAAAGTGAGAACGTGTTAATAGTTGAACGTGGTGCAGAAGGTATATTGAGTAACGAAAGTCAAGCCGATGGAGGCGCGATACCTTTAGGCAAAGAGGAGAGAGATAGAATTGAGCGTGAAATGAGCAAAAGCTACGGCATATTTGACGGGCAGAAGCGTAAAATCATCACCAATAGTTCATTGAAGTGGCAGCCAATGACTTTTCCTATTAAGGACTTGATGTTATTGGAGTGCATAGAAAGCGACTTTCAAACTATTTGCGCTGCTTATGGTGCCGACAGAGATATTTTTCCAAGCACGAAGGGCGCAACATTCGAGAATTAAAACAACGGGGTTAAATCAACTTACCG